ATAAAAAAGAATATAGAAAATGGGAAATAGCATAGTTACATTAGACGGAAAGTTTTGGGATGAAGATACTATTCTGAAGCAAATGCATAATGACGAGTTTTATTACGGTTACTTAGGCGAGAACGCATTGAGCAGTAGTAGCGTTAAACTCCTGAATAAATCTCCTAAAGCATACCATAATTCTTTGAAGTTCGGCAATAAACGCACAAGTGCAATGACAGCAGGTTGGCTTTTACACCTCGCTGTATTTGAGGTCGAAAAATTCGGTCAGTTAAACTTTGTTGATGCCAGTACAAAGAACACAAAGATATATAAAGAAGCGTTTAGTGAAAACCCCATGACCTTCTTGAGAAAGGAGTATGACGATACTATGCGACTTGCTGATGCCGTTTATTCTAATAGTGATGCGGCTCAGCTTATAGAGGGATTAGAGTACGAGAAACCAGCTATCGGTAATATTATGTCTCGCCCTTTTAGAGCGAAGGCAGATGCCCTTAATGCAGGGGAAATGATTGTTGACCTAAAAACCACAAGCGGTCTTGCAGAGGGTAGCTTCCCTTACAATGCTCGTAAATATGGTTATGCAAGTCAGGTATATATTTATTGTAATTTATTTGGCATAAACTACAAAGATTTTGTATTTTTATGTATATGCAAAGACACAAGAGATATTGCTTTGTACAATGTTTCAGAGGATTTCTACTATGAGGGAGAACGCCTTGTCGATAGTGCGGTGGGCATATATAACAAGTGGATTGATAGTGATGCAGATTTACACCAATACACAATAAAAGGTACATTATGAGGCAAAAGAAATTAACGCAACAACAACGCATTAACGCTTTAGAAAAAGCTGTTACAACGCTTTACGCTATGATACAGGCGGTTATTGATAAGTTGCCTAAAGAAGATAAAGAAAATGAATCACAATCTTAAAGAAGAGTGTAGAGAGGATGTATTACTTTCACTTAGAAGCGGTCATTTACTTATAACAGAGGTTCGCTTTTTAGTTGAGCATTTTCAGGAGTTAGAGAATTATGAGTGCTGTCAAGGCGCAATAGAAGCATTAAATCAATATCAAAAAGAATTAGATGAATACGGAAATAAAATTTTTACAGGAAATAGTTGAGGAAAAAACAGGGGTGTCTTTAGAGGTTAGTACCCGAAAAAGAGAATATGTATATGCAAGACGTATATACTATTCTATAATCAAGAAGAGATTTAACAAAATGTCATTAGATGCAATAGGAGAAACCTTGTCATTGAAGCAAGACCATTCAACAGTATTGTATCATGTAAGAGAATGTGAATATGATTATAAGTTAAATGCCGACTTTAGAAAAATGTACAATTCAATTCAGGATAGGTTTTACGGACTGGCTGGAGAGCCTGAAGTAGATTTAGAGGAAGAGAATATGAAATTAAGATTTGAAGTGCAAGATTTACAAAACAAGATTAAGTCTTTAAAGGATAAGATATTGACTCTAAAAGAGGAAATCAAAAAAGAGAGGTCTAACAACATAAGACCAAGAAACCAGCAGACAAAAGTTTATTACGCATCTGAGGGCATTTCAGACAGTATATTTTAGATGTGAAACTAAAAATAGATAGATACCGCAGTCAATTAAGCATAGGTTTAACTTACACATATTTTAATGGTATATATAAGTCTATTGTACTTGACTTAGTATTCTTTTATATTGAGTTAGTGATAAAAGATTACGATTAAATAGTTTACTATCAGTTAGTTAAACAGATTGGCATGAACTTTATTATTTAATCATGCCAAGACCAAGTAAAAGAAGTCTGATACCAGACGAGAAGAAAGCCGAATTAGGAATACCGATTAAACCAAAGCCAGAGCCAAAGGAGAAGAAACCTCACGTACCTTACTCCGATGGTCGTAGAAACAATGGCGCAATAAAAGGAGTGTCCAGAGGGCAAGGGAGAAAGCCCAAAGCCAAAGAAGAGGACATAAAGAACTTTGCGCTGGGTTCAATGAAACGTGCCTTTGGAAGTGAGAAGAAAGCGTGGGAAACACTTGCCGAGATGAGTAAAGAATCCTTTGCACACTTGCGCTTATTATGGGAATACAAATACGGTAAGCCAAAAGAGCAAAAGGATATTAACGTAAAACAGGAGATAAACATTCCTGTTATATCTTTTTTAGAGCCAGAGGAAACTATCGACATCGAATCTATTGAGGTAAAGAATGAAGAAGATAAACCTCAATCCTAAATACAATCCCTTGTTTAGGGATGCAAGTAGGTACTTTGTAATTACAGGTGGTCGTGGTTCTGGTAAGTCGTTTGGTGTAAACACATTCTTGGTATTACTCACTTACGAGAAAGGGCATCGTATTCTGTTTACTCGATATACAATGACTTCGGCATCAATGTCTATTATTCCAGAGTTTATTGAGAAACTGGAACTAATGGGTATTGCAGAGAACTTTACGATTACAAAGAATGAAATCATCAACAACCTAACAGGAAGCAGCATTCTATTTAGTGGTATCAAAACTGCAAGTGGAGACCAAACCGCAAAGCTAAAATCTATTCAAGGTGTAACTACATTTGTACTGGATGAAGCAGAAGAACTTACAGACGAAGAATCATTTGAGAAGATTGATTACTCGGTTCGTGCCACAGGAAAGCAGAATCGCTGTATATTGATTCTAAACCCCACAACTAAACAGCATTGGATATACGAGAGGTTTTTTGAGAATAGAGGCATTACAGACGGTTATAATGGCGTTAAAGAGAACGTAACGTACATTCACACTACCTACCTTGATAACGTGAAGCATTTATCTCCTTCTTTTGTAGAACAAGTAGAAGTGATGAAACAGCGCAGACCAGAGAAGTATAAGCACCAGATATTAGGTGGATGGCTTGAAAAAGCAGAGGGTGTTGTATTTACGCATTGGGAAGTGGGAGACTTCGACACAGAGCAAGATACTATCTTTGGATTAGACTTTGGTTTTTCTGTTGACCCATCGGCATTAGTAGAAATTGCGACAGATAAATTGCGAAAGACTATTTGGATAAAAGAACACTTCTATAAAGCTGGACTATCTACGTCTAATATCTTTGAGATGTGCCGAAGGTATGCAGGGAATAATCTAATAGTATGCGATAATAGTGAGCCACGTCTTATATCAGAACTCAAGACAAAAGGACTTAAAAACATTACACCTACCATAAAAAAGAAAGGTAGTATCTTATCGGGAATTGCACTCATGCAAGACTACAATATAATAGTCGATAAAGATTCTGTGAATTTAATACGGGAGTTTAACAATTACGCATGGAAGCTAAAGGGCAGTATTCCGAATGATAACTGGAATCACGCAATAGATGCTTGTAGGTACGCAATTCAATACAGCTTAGAGAGGACTGTGCCGAAGGGTATGTATGTACTGCGTTAAAACACGCCATTTGAGCCTTACTGTTTGGCGTTTCAGCGCACTTCTCGCAAAAGATGATGCCAAGTACCACTAAAAATTTAAACGCTCTATTTCGCACTTTTCTCCAATTCCTTTTGCAAGTTAGCTAACGCCCTCCAAGCTACTTTAGCGGAGTGTCTGATGCCATCGGTATCAATAGTTCCAGCTTCAAGTAAATGCCGAGCAAGGGCATCTAACTCATCTCCTGACTTGCTTCTATCCCAATGCAATGGCTTGTCTGGATTGTGTTGCTGATTTCCTACGTATGAAACTTTAGAAAGTTCACGTATAGCATCGGGAAAGTAATTCAATACCCCACTAAAGACAGGCATTTGTTTCCTTGTGAATTTAATACCCTCCTGTGAATTTAATACCCCCGTATCCTCTTCATTGTGGTATTCGTCATATTCCAATTCAATACCCCCTTCGTTATTCCATTTATACATATATTTGCCTTTAAACATGATAGTACAAAGATAAGTAAAATTTTACAATTTCTTAACATTAGCGTAACATTAGCTTAACATTAGGATTGTATGTTTGCTTTGAATTTAAAAATAACACAAATGGAAATACAAATTGAGTTCGGTGGATTTTACGGATTTCACGATGACTACATTCAAGATAGATGCGACACATTAGGCATTGATACTGATGATGTAAATTGGCACAGAACATTAGTTCATTATAGCGTAGCTTGGGTGCATAGATTTACAGATATGAC